ATTCGGCACGCTGAACGCGGACACGGGCGCGGTTATCGACTCAATCACAGTCTTCAGCGGGCGCATGGATACGATGGTGATTTCCAACGATGGGAAATCAGCAACCATCGGCATCCAAATCGAAAGCAAGCTCGTCGATTTCCAGCGCACGCGTGAAAGTCGCTACACGCACGAGGAGCAGCTTCGCAGATACCCAGCCGACACAGGGCTCGAATACGTCGCAGGATTGCAGGACAAGGTGATTTACTGGGGCAACGCTAACGCGACCGCGTTCCGCACGGGCGGAAGAGATGAACCCTTAAACGAAGAACCATAATGTTTGAAGCGTTCGTATTGTTCGCAAAATTCGTCGGAACTCTCCTGCTAGAAGCTGGAGTTTCGACCGCAATCGTAAATGTAGTTGTCGCAGCGATACCCTACATCGTCACCATTGGGCTGAGCATGGCCGCATCGCGCCTCCTCGCGCCAAAGATGCCGTCAATGGGCGATCTCAACGACCGAGGAATCATGACGCGCAGCCCGACGTCACCGCGCCAAATAATTTACGGGCAAGCGAAGGTGTCGGGCACCGTCGTCTTCCTCGCGACGAGCGGAGCGAAAAACGAGTATCTGCATCTGGTCGTGACTCTGGCCGGTCACGAGGTGCAGGAAATCGGCGACGTGTATTTCAACGAAGACCGCGTGATGGAAGGAGGCGCATTGACTGGCTACGCGACAGGGAAATACCAAGCGACGGCAAGCTACACCGGCTCGCTCATCCACAAGTATCTTGGAACGACGACGCAGACGGTGGATGAAACGCTGGAGGATGATTTTCCAGTGGCATGGGACTCAAGCCATCGGCTGCAAGGCATCGCCTACATCTATTGCAAGCTCACTTTCTCCAACGAGATTTTCGTCGGCGGCATCCCAAACATTTCGTGCATCGTTAAGGGCAAGAAGGTCGAGGACCCGCGCGAGACGATCACCACTCCGCCGACCCTCGTTTATTCCGCGAACCCTGCGCTCTGTTTGCGCGACTACCTGCTCGACGCCGATCTCGGCATGGGCATGGACAGAAGCGAGATTGACGATGCCTCGGTCATCGTGGCCGCGAATGTTTGCGACGGGCAAGTCCAGATCAAGCCGAGCAGTCCAGCGACCTACGAGAACCGCTACGAATGCAACGGGCAAGCCGTCACGTCCTCGACGCCTGACTCGATCATCGGGCAGATCCTCTCCTCGATGGGCGGGACGATCGCTTACAGCGGGGGGCAAGTCGTGGTCTATGCGGCAGCGTATCGCGCGCCCGCGATCACGCTGGACGAGACGCACATGGCTGGCGGCTTCACGGTCTCGACTCGCCTGAGCGCGCGCGACCGCGTGAACGCAGTCAAGGGCACGTTCATCTCCTCCGAGAATCAGTGGGCCGCAGCGGACTTCCCGCAGATCACGAGCGCAACCTACTTGGCGGCGGACGACGGCGTTTATCACTGGCGCGACGTCATCCTTCCGTTCACGACGAGCAGCAGCGCGGCGCAGCGCATCGCACGCATCAACCTGCGGCAAGCTCGCGAGGAAATTATCTTCACGGCGAAGTTCAATCTGACCGCGATGCAGCTCCGCGCGGGCGACACGGTGAACCTCACGAACGCAAACCTCGGCTTCTCATCGAAGGTGTTCGAGGTCATCGCGTGGTCGCTGTCGAGCGACGGCACGCCGCCGACTCCTGTAATTGAACTGCAACTACGCGAGACCGCTGCGAGCGTTTACGACTGGGACGTGGCGGACGAGGTCGCGGTCGAGAGCGCACCGAACACGACGCTGCCAAATCCGTTCTCGATCGACCCGCCGACGAATCTCACGCTCACCGCAGACGGAACGACGCAGTTCATCCAAGCGGACGGCACGGTGGTGCCGCGCATCAAAGTGGCGTGGAGCGCGCCGACCGAGCAGTTCGTGACGAGCGGGGGAAAGACCGTCATCGAATACAAGGAGGGAACGGCGACGACATATCTGGTGTGGTCAACGGTGGACGGCGACCAGACGCTGGACTTCATTTCGAGCGACGTGCGAATCGGGACGGCCTACAACGTGCGGCTCTACGCGCAGAGCTTTTTCAACACGTCATCGACCTACACGGAGGTATCCACCGCCACGCCGGTCAAGGACACCACCGCGCCGGTAACGCCCACCGGACTCGCCGCCGTAGTCGGCACGGGCCGCGCCGTCTCGCTCGACTGGAACGACAACACCGAGCCGGACTTTTCGGAATATGGCATTTATCGCAAGACGACGGCGGTCACGCCGCCAAACGCCAACACGAACAAAATCGCCGAGGTGCGCGCGTCGCGCTTCGTGGACACCGACGTGGACATCGGGACGACGTATTATTATTGGATCAACGCTTACGACACGGTGGAGAACGTGTCAGGGTTTGCACCCTACGTTGAGGCCACGCCATCCGCCGTTGCCGCATCCGCAACGGACTCGACGCCTCCGGACCAACCCGCAGCGTTTTCGATGTCGCTCACGCAGCCAGGTGCCTACCTGTCGAGTGACGGGACAACTTTGACTCGCCTTGCCGTGTCGCTTCCCGCGATGCCCACGCTCGGCGTTGCGCTCAATCTGCTCTACAAGCTCCAGAGCGGGACAAATTACTTGATCGCCGGCCAATACACGGCGGGCTCAATCGACGCGATCATCGACGACCTGACCCCGGGCGCATACTACACGATTGCCGTCCAAGCGTTCTCCGCGTTCGGCATCGGCTCAACGGTGCGCGTGGTCACGGGGACGGATGCGCTTGCGCCGAGCAACACGACGGCACCGGGAGTGCCGAGCGCATTCACTCACGTTGCCGGCAATAATTCTGCGTATGCCCGCCCCCCGTCAATGCTCGGAACGTTGGTCGGATTTTCGTGCCGGCACAACTGGACGGCTCCGACAGACAAGGATTTAGTCGGCTATGAGTGGGTGACACTCGGGACGACCGGCACGGACCCTGTTGGCAATGGCAATTTCTCGCCCATCAATGAGGCGATCAGCGTCCTGAGCGGTCCGGTGACGAGTTATCTTTATGTCAGGTCGAAGAATCGTTCGGGTGTATTTTCGGCGTGGGTGACTGATTCAGTGAACCTCAACACGTCGCATCTTCAGCCGGCTGGAGACATGATGCTCGAAGTGACTTCAGACGTCACTGTCACCGGCATCACTCAAGGCGCAGGCTCGCTGCAAAGAAAAGTCGTCGCACGTCAGCCTGTCTACGCGCAGATCAACCTGACCGGTGGCGCTGCGTCCGAAACCTACTCACTGAACATTACCAACTGGGGCTTCTCCGCCGCTCCCGATGTGGGATGGTTCCAGTCAGCGGACCAAGGCGGGATGCTCATCCGCTACGACTACGATAGCAGCAGCTCAACATCAGCCGAGCTACGCATCACAATGGCGGACGGAAGCAATGTCCCGACATGGACCAACATGGAAATCACCGGCGAGCTGGCTGAATACAGCTGAACCACGCACACTTATGGGCCTACGAAAATCATTCACGACAAGAAGCGGAGCCATCGGAGACTATCACGTCATCACCTCCTTTCGCTGGGAGCCCGATGGGGAAACCCCTGAGGCCAGCGCAATCATCAGCCTCTACCTCGACAAGGCTGCATCTGATGCAGGGCGCTCTCCGCTTGTCCCGATCATCGGCAAGTTCCGTCTGTTCGGGCCAGCGTTTGAGGAGCATCTCAGCCGCAGCGCGCTCAAGGCCGCAGACGTGGACATCGTCGCGCAGCTCTACATCGCGCTCAAAGAGTCGTGCCTGATCGCGCACGCATCCGAGCAACGAGACCGGAAGCAGTTTCTGTCGAGTGATTGCGGCTTAGACTTCTACCACGACGCGCTCGACGTATGACCGAAGCGGATACAAGTATTGCCCGCGCAATTACACCCTTGCCATCGCGCCCGCAATCCGCTCCTCTCGCATCACCATGAGGCTGGGAGGGCTGAGGCTACCAGCAAGCCCGCGAGCGGATTTACCGTTTCGCGGGCTTTCTTTTGCCCAGATTCCGCATCCGTCGCCAACATTTGATTCGTTTTAACTGGCGCAACTGCAACGGCTTAGGGAAGCAGCAGGACAAAATACGCAATTGAGCTTTACGCGGGCGGGCGGATAGGTTTGAGTGTGCACGTCGGAGGGAAACAACCCAACGACCAACTCAACCCAAAAACAAAATGAACGCTTCAATCCTCACCTCAGACCGCTACATCGCTATCAAATCCGCCACCGGCCTGACCTTCAACAAGACGCTGCGGATTCTGACCCGCGACATTAACGGCTCAGAGGTTATCGTTCCTTGCCGCTGGAACGACACGAGCAAACGTCTGGAGTCGGTCGCTCTGAATGACAGCCCGAAAGTTCCTTTCATGTATGAGTCGAGCCTTCGCCTCATCGCCAAACTCAAGGCCGCTGGCCACATCTTCCAACTCATCAACGAGGTCGAGGCCAAGGCGCTCACGACCTAATCAAACCAAACCCGAAACCACCCCGCTACCTCTTCGGAGGCGCGGGGTTTTCCGGTGCCAGCCGAAGCGAATTAACGCCGAGGCGCGCAACACAACATGCACAACGAAATCATCGATATCAGGCGAATCAACTCACGCGGGATTTCCCGCCAAGGCAAGATCGAGGGAATCAACACCGTGACCCATCTCGGCGACAACGGAAAAAATGGCGATGCGCGCGTGACGGTGTATCAGCTCGGCGACACGCGCGTTGCCGATACCAACGGCGACCCGATCTGGGAAGAGCAGGACCACGCCGCGTTCGCGGAACTCCTCAAAACCGAAGGGATCAAACTGTGAGTCCCACGACCGCACTCACCCGCGCTCTGGTCCTCGCGCTCACCGCGCCCGATCAAGCACGCGCCGACCGCGCCATCGCTCTCGCCGAGTCTATCGGCGCGGGCTGCACAAAGCGCCAGGTCGAGACCGCCAAGCGCAACGCCTCAAAGCTGCCGTAAAATGAAATCCACGCTCCTCCTCCTCGCGCTCGCGGTCACGGCGCACGCCGCGCCACCACCCAGCTTCTTCCGCGCGCTCCACGTCGTCGAGACGTCGGGCCGCACGGGGCCGATTCTCGGCGACGGCGGCAAGGCGCTCGGACCTTTGCAGATTCACCGAGCCTACCACGCCGACGCACGCATCGGCGGCGACTACTCGCGCTGCGCTGATCTCGATTACAGCAAGCGCGTCGTGAGCGCCTACCTCCAACGCTACGCGCCCGCAGCGTGGGCGGCGGGCGACGTGAAGACCCTCGCTCGCGTGCACAACGGCGGGCCGCGCGGCGCCAGCAAGCCCGCGACCGTGGCCTACGGCGACAAG